TGGAGAATCTTAAAATGACATTTATGGTGAATTTCAAAGTAGACGCTAACCCTGTTGGCAAACAAAGGGCTAGATACGTCAAGAGGGGAAACTTTGTGCAAACTTACACCCCTGAGAAAACTAGAACCTATGAGACTTTAATCAGGGATGCGGCAATAGAGGCAATGGGTAGTAGCGAACCATTGGAAACCCCTGTTAGCCTTTATCTCTACATTCGAGTGCCAATCCCCAAGTCATGCACTAAAAAGCGCCTAGAAGCCATTGCCAACGGGTCGGAGAAGCCAATTCGTAAGCCCGATTCGTCAAATATTTTAAAGAGCGTTGAGGACGGCATGAACTCGGTGGTCTATAAGGACGATGCACAGATAATTAACCATCACGTTACTAAGGTTTATTCAACTCTGCCAGGCGTTGATATTTGCGTAAGAGAGTGCTTGGACTAAGGGTAAGTCCTAATGGTTTTATTGATAAACAAGAGTAAATTAACAGTTTTAAACAGGAGTTAATGATGAACACATGGGAATTTGACACAACAATCGGTCAAGGTAGCGAAGTAGTGACAGTTGTCTATGAATACGAAATGGACGAGGACAAATCCACCTATAACGAATCAATAAAAGAAGTTTGGTTCTCTGGGCGTGATATTGTGGGATGTATGTCACAAGAGGCTTGTGCTGAATTGGAAATGGAAGCGGCAATGCGGTTTCAGAATCACAAACTCAACTACAAGATGGAAGACGTATGAAGCTAGATGAACTCGAAAAGATGGCAAAGGAAACAGCCGCCTTTGGTGTTCATCCAAGTGGTGAATACATTTACTCTTTTTACACTGAGCAATTACAAGCCTTTGCCGAACTGGTAGCCCAACATGAGCGAGAGGCTTGTGCAAAGACTTGTGAGCAAATTACAAATGACATGAGTAAGTGGCATTCTGCTTATCTTGGCGTTACATCAGAAACAAAATTTATAAGAAAAACGGGTGAAATAATTGCAGAACCTTTTATTCAAGCCATCCGAGCAAGGGGACAAGCATGAACGAGCCTACACTTGCGATAGAGTTCATCATAAAAACAGCACCACTTTACGCCAAGGCTAAGTCTGATCGTATGTTTTTAGAAGAATATAGGCGATCAAAACACGCACAACTGAAAAGCCTTGCAGGGACTGAAGTGTTAGGTAAGCAAGACACATTTGCCTATGCTCACCCTGAATATGTAGAAATACTCGAAGGAATCAGGGCAGCCGTTGAAATAGAAGAACGCTACCGCTGGCTAATGACAGCCGCCCAAGCAAAGGTCGAGTGCTGGAGAACCGCCCAATACTCAGCCCGTATAGAGCAAAAAGCCACTCAATGAATAACAAACTAAGCGCAAGGCATAGGCTACACATCGGGAAGGTTAAACTATTGCCATGCTCAGTGTGCGATCAACATGGGCCAAGCGATGCACATCACATAGAACAAAAACTACAATATTGCGTTATTGCTTTGTGTCGTGATTGTCACAACTCACTTCATGGCACGAAGGCCATATGGCGGGTCAAAAAAATGGATGAACTGGCAGCCCTTGACGTTACCATTCGCAGATTGACTCAGGAAATGCCCCTAGAAGACCATTCAATCCCCTTTTAAGCCGACTTCTAGCATGGGTGCTTGGGGTAGGTGCTTCAAAATGGCTAATAGGCTTAAATATGGGCTTTTTATAGACGTAAAAAAACCCGCTTTTTAGGGCGGGTTCTAGGTTTATCGTTTCCCTGACAGAATTCTAAGGATTAAGGCAGCTATTGCATAGATCATTCAAGCCCCTTAAATTTGCTTGAGCTTGATCACACGGGCCATTTTTAGGCCATGTGCAGGGTATGCGATCAACGGCACGTCTTTAGACCAACATGCACGACAGCCGTTACAGTTTCCGCCGTGCTTATAGGCTTCGCACAATTGAACACCAGCCCTTGCCTGAAATGTTGCAGCATCAGGGCCGATAACCGATCCATGCAAACCCTCGATATATTCCCCTTGAATTGAATCACTTGAAAATCTGACCTTAACATTGGGCAAATTTTCCATTTGTGCGAAAACATGGGCAAACTTGGGAAATTTGTGCATTCTGGTTGGCAGCCAATGGTTCACCCAAGGGGTTTGGATCATAACTTCTAGGATTTTCTCAGCAAGGCCCAAAGTGTAAACATCACCAGAATCAAACCAGCGAAAATAGCGATCTTGATCTAATTCGGAAACCATGTCAGAAACCCAGTCTAAACGCTGCCAATCTTCCCGATTAGATAATCTGGGAGCTTTAACATTGGGGTAATTGTAATTGCCAGTGGTAGCATAGCAGCCCTTGCAAGCATCTACCAACTCACCAGGTGATGCCCATGAACCAGGACAAGTGTCCAAGGCCTGAAGTGACCATGAACGGGCATTTAATTTAGAAGTTTGAGATATTTTGATCATTTGACGCCTATTAAAAAGAAAAAGAGAGATTATTTGACCAGGACATCGAACCACGCCATTAGGCCAACGGTAAGCATTAGGCCAATAGCAATAGCAGCGAGGTAGTCTAAAAAAGATGTTTTCATGGTTTGCCTCTTAAATAAACTCAACATGAGGGTTGCCAGATTGACGGGTTTTCCATGCGTCAAGCTCATCGAACGTCTCAAAAATCCAATATGTGCCCATGATGCTATTGCAAGCATAAGCTACGGGTTTAGCCCCTTGTTTACGGGCTTTTGATACGGCATTTAAACCATTACGGCATTTGATAAAAGATAAGATCATGCTGTCACCCCTAAAATTGAGGGTGAATCGGTGCAAATACACGCAACACGCTGGAATTTTGGTGCATCGTCTAATGTGCAAGCAATTAGATTGCGGCCCGTGTGTGTGTAGCTCTCAACACGCATAGATTGCCCGTGTACTTGGATAACTTGACCTATTGTGTATTGGCCCTTAGGGATAAAAGCAAATTTCATGTTAACGCCCTTTTGTTGCACTTTCCTATTGAAAGTAAAGTAATTTTATGGCCTAAAAAAGAAAAAACTATTAGGACAAACCCTAATAAAGTACAATTATTTCAAATTATTTATTTAAGGTTAAACAATGGCCCGCCCGCCTAAGGTAGATACAGTTCAATTCAGACGCAAGCTGGATAACCCTAAGCTACAGATTCTATTGTCAGCGGGTCAGGGCAATATCAGTCAGGGTTTCGAAAACCTATTGAGCTTGTATCAACACTTGCATGGCATCGGATATAGAACAGATAGCCCATTGGAATCTATCGGGTTAGTAACTAACCTAGATCAAAGTAAAACAGATAGCCCGTATCAAGTGAACCAGTAAGGAATAAGACAAGGAATAGATAAGGTGAACAGATAGAACTAGATCAATCAAGTACATCGAAAAAGGTGCATCAACCCTTTCTACACTTTATGCAAAAAACGCATAACCTTTAGCTAAGGGTAAACCCTGATCTGTATAGGCACACAGTACTGTAAGGATAACCATGAGGGTAAACGATAGGTGGTGAGATGATGGGGGGGGAGGGGGTGGGTGGGGTTGGTAGATATTTGTGGTACACCCCATCCTCCGAAAAAGTGAAATTCAACTCCAAAGGAACAAAGTGGAACAATTGAAAAGAGGAAGAGGAAGACCAAAGGGAAGCGTCAAGATGACCATACAGAGGTTTGCTGACAATCCACCCCTTGTACTACCTAAGACAGACCATCAACGTCTGAAGGAGCTTAAAGAGCTGATGATCAGGTCTGGGGGTAAGGATGTTGCTCAGAAGGTAATAGAGATAGCCCTTAATGATGAGCATCCCCATCAATTGGTAGCTTTAAAGATGTGTTTAGACAGGACTTTACCTGTGAGTATGTTTGAGAAGGATAAGTCTCAGAGGAGTGCCGTAACCATATCAATTACAGGATTGGGTGAACCGACTATAATAGAGGCTAATAACGCTCAAGACGTAGAGGCTAAATATGAGTAGAGCAGCAGAACGTACCAAGGCAAAAGAGCTTGGTGAGCGTTTTTACTTTACTGGTAGACCCTGTAAGCACGGGCATATTGCGAAGCGTTATACAGATAAAGGCACTTGTTGCGAGTGCATGACTCTTGATTTTGAGGCTAAAAAAGAATCAAGATTAAGCCAAATGAAGTCAAACTACGAAGCAAAGAAGTCTGTTTACTCTAAACGAATGGTTGTTTGGAGGGCAAATAATAAGCACAAGCAAGCCGTCTATTCATCTAGGAAGCGGTCTGAAATCATGTTGCGAACACCCAAGTGGCTAGATTCAGATGCTTTTGCCAAGATGGAAGAGTACTACTACACCGCCAATATGCTTGGGATGCACACTGGTGAGCAATACCATGTTGACCATATAGTTCCGCTAAGAGGCAAGTTGGTAAGCGGTTTAAATGTTCCTTGGAACTTACAAATCCTTACCAAGATAGAAAACCAAAGGAAGAAAAACAAGTTCTATGGCTGATCTTAATTTCCAACTATTGCCGTGGCAGCAGATTGTTTTCAAAGACCCCGCCCGATTCAAAGTGGTTGCCGCAGGTCGTAGGTGTGGAAAATCTCGATTAGCCGCCACAACTTTGTTAATCGAAGGTTTGCGTTGCCCACCTGGTTCGGCAGTACTCTATGTTTCACCAACAATGGGGCAATCGAGGCAAATCGTTTGGGACTTATTGCTAGACCTTGGTAGAGACATCATTACGAACTCCCACGTAAACAACCTAGACATTACCCTGATAAACGGAGCTAGGATATACGTTAGGGGTGCGGATAGGCCTGATACGCTTCGTGGAGTCTCTTTAACTTACGCTGTACTAGACGAGGTAGCCGACATCAAACCAGAGGCTTGGGAACAGGTTATACGGGCTTCTCTGTCAGACAAGAAGGGTAGAGCACTCTTTATCGGTACTCCAAAAGGTAGGAACTGGTTTCACGATACCTTTAAGCTCGGTGAGAGTGGAGAG